AACTCTATGCTCGTGCTGATGACTATTGGGTTTCTTTGTACCAAACACCAAAAGGCGGAGAGCCAATCTGGGTAAAGGTTGTAATTCCGGCGTTTATTTTCGATAGAGTTCCGGAAGGTCTTGCTGGAGATGAAGAAGATGAATCTGACACATCTGGTGAAAGAGAAGTTATCATTGACGGCACTAAGTTCAAAGGTAAGATACGAAGATTAAAGCACGTTCTCGGAGTTTACAGTAAATACCAAGCATATTGGTGGCAATCCGAGAAAGGCAAACTGGCTTTTCAGAATGACCCAGTTAAGGGGTCATATAAGAACTCGTTCTATTGTAAAATCTATATCGATAAAATTAATGATATTGCTGACGAAATTGAGTCACTAATTGAATCGCAAACTGATTTCAAATTGAGAAATCGTAGAACTCGCCGTGCTGTTGACAAAATCAAAATAACATTTAAGCAGAGAGGCAATAACCCTTATTATATAAAGAAACTCGAAGTCATGGGATTTAGTTGTCCCGAGTACGAAAGGATAAGTTTAAAATCTCTCAAGTCGGATGCAAGAAAATATAAAGCACCGTTTAATAACGAAACTGCGCTGGGATATATAGCCAATCTAAATCCTATCGACAGTGATCTTAATGCAAGAGAGACGCCTCCATGGCTTGACTTCTTAGTTAAATACACATATCCAAAACTAACTCTTGACTATGGAAATGCTTCACCAGAAACAAGCGTGACCGATGGCACCACTTCTATACTTGGCTGTATTGTTGATAATAACGGCGGGACAGAAGGTCTTCGTGACTTCTTCTTCGATCAGGTTATTTCAACCTTTGAGGCAATTGAATATAAATGGAACCAGAATGCATGCAAGGTTTTAGCAGGCGCCGCCAGCGCAGCAAGGGCTGCTGGTGATGCAGCGAGATCTGGTTTATCAGACGAACAAGCAGAATTTCAGCAAGATCAGATTCTTGGAGAACTTCAGGATGATCTAAACGACACAAGTTCAGGATCAGGGAATATGTTCTTGGAGGCACGTCTTGAAAGAGCAGTAGACGATATGCAAGAAACTTTTGCTGAGATCGAAGAAGAACTAGCCGTATTTGAAAAAGAACTTGAGTTACAAGAACAGATAGATGCTCTCTTAGTACAGAGAGAAGAAGCAGAAAAAGAACTTAAAATAATAGTCGCAGTATGGGATTCGATTATAATTGGTAGAAATTACAGAATCGAAGAATTAGCGGGACCAACACTTGATGAAATGGAAGCAGCCGCTGCGGCTTCAGAGCAAGCAGCCCAAGAAGCCGAAGATGAAGCCCGCCGCCAAGAGCAAGAAGCCGAAGTTCTTGTCTTGATGAATCAGATTTATGGCGCACCAATACCAATAAAGCCATCTTCTGAAATTGTAGACCAAAGTTGGGAAAATACTGATAATTCACAATTATTAGACATAGGGCAACCAGCCGCACCCAATCTTCGAGAAACGGCCCTTCTCCAGAGCGCTTTTGATAAATATCCGGATGCAAAATTAACTTTAAAAGCATTTTATGCAGATTTAATTCGTAGAAATGGAAACGACATAGCGCAGGGTATTTTTACAGAAGAAGAAGTTAAAAAAGCAAAAGAATTGTCAAAACAAATCTCTTCGAATCCCGATAAAGTAGATAAACTTAATAAAGAACTTCAAGAACTTCAAGAAAGCACTGCAAAATCTCGAGCAAAGGCACAAAAGAAAGCCGAGAACCAAAAAGAAAAGAAAGCAAGACAAAACGCAAAAACAAAAAGAAAGAAAACAAAGGAAGTCAACAAAGAAGCAGATGGCATCCTATCCGGAAGAAAAGCGCGAAAGAAAAACCGGGAACAAAGACAAGACGATCGCAGATTTTATAGAGCAGATGCTAGAGCATCCAGAACAGAGCGTCGTCAATCTCGAGGTGCAGAAAGGGGCGAGAACCCTTTCATTGCAGCCGGAAGAGAAGCAGCAATTGCTGGTTTTGACTTTGAAAACTCACTTGTCTCTTTGTTTTTAACAGAAGAAGAAATGGCAAACTATGGCTTGTCTGGTTTTAATTTATCAAGAATTGCAGGTAAAGTCCCAAGTAGAAGTGAACGACGAGCCAATAGAAAGAAAAAACGAGGCCAGGGCGCTGCTCAACGATTAAAAAACTTTTTTGACAACTTTGGTATTTGTGGTTTTAATAAATTGATCGAAAAAGCAATCAAGTGTCTATTGTCAGGAATGGATTTAAGAACCGCTCTTAATCAAATCGTTCGTGCCGCAATATCAAATATGTCCCCTGCCGCAATGGAAAAACTTCTTGTTGGTCTTGACCCAAGAAAACAAGCCGAGATTCGAGAATATGTCGCTCAACAATTTCAAGATATGCCTGCTCCATGGGAAAGAGATTATCAACCCGGCCGTGTAACAACCGATCAGCAAATGGATGCAAAACAATTGTCGTCTGTGTCTGATAATATTTCTTCAAATGCTGGTAATCTTGAAAAATATAAAACACAAGTATCGGCACTTGATGATTTTGTTTCTGCTTTAAGAGAGTTCCTTGGCGAAATAGAACAACAAGCAAGTTCGACTCAATTGCCAACCAATATTACACTTCGCCGTGGGGCCGCTGGAAATAATGTAAAAACATTACAAAACCTTTTGATAAATAATTTGGGACCTCATATTCCTAATGAATCAGGTGTTCCTGCCGGATTTGCAGTTGACGGTGATTTTGGTCCAAAAACCGATGAAGCAGTACGCTCATTTCAAACTCTAAAGGGATTAGCCGTAGACGGAATAGTTGGGACTCAAACTATTAATGCATTAAATGGACCAGTAAAACCTGCAACTCTTGGTCCTGAGAACATAGAGCAAATTTCAGTTCAATTTTCTGCTAGCAATGATATAAAGGAATTTTTAATTTCTAAACTGACAGGCAAGACGCCAGAGCAAGCGCCAACAGTTGCAAATCAAATTAAAGATGATCTGAATAAAAAAATAGAAGAACTTGAGACGAAAGGTAAAGAACTTCAAGGTTCATTGACATCAGAACAACTTCAGCAATGGCAAAATATGACCGATGTACAACGACAGCAGATGATTAATGATGCTCGTACTGAAGCAGGATTTATTGTTGATGTGTCTAATCCAGAGCAGGTTCGACAAGGGTCTATTGGCAAGGCACTTGGTAACGTTCAAGGAGCGATATTTGATGCTTATGTTGAGGCGTTTATGTCTCTAGTTGGAATCGAGGATCTATTCGCTGCCTTGGATAAGATTCCCGGTGCCAAATTGATTGGAAGAATTATTGCATCTTTTGATTGTCCTAACGTTCACTTTGTTTATCCTCCGATTAGATCATTCTTGAGTACCCTGACATTTAAACAATGCTTGGATGGAGGCCGACTTGCATTCCCCAAACTTCCGAGATTACCAAATATTAGAAGTTTGGCAGGAATTATATTTAGAAAACTAAAAGAAATAATACAAGAAGAAATAGAAAACTTAATAACTAGAGTTTATGTGGCAATGCTCTTAAAAGTATTATTAACAATTGAGAATGCATTATGTAAGGCACTAGAGGCCGTGGGTAGATTCGCAGCCGAAGCCGTTAAGGGTCCCGATGCCAATTTTGGTGGCATGATGCGTGATTTATTTTGTGATGACGGTACAAGCGATTCAGATGTCGATGATTTAACATCAAGTTTGCTGACCGATGCCGGAATCACAAATACAGATTTACAGAACTTGGCAAAAAATGCAACTGCAAGTGATCTAAAGAACAAACATAAAGAGATAACAGAAACGATTGCAAGAATTTCTTCTAGAAGAGAATTGGAACAACTCTTGGTTGCAAATGACGGAGAACAAGATATAAATACGTTAAGAAGAATATCTTCAACAATCTCGCTTAAATTTCCAGAGTTTGCAATATTTTTTGATGATCCGAGCAAAGTCGCTGCCATATTTAGCAACATTGGCAATAGATTGAGCCCCGAACAGCGTGCCAATGTAAGAGATGGCCTAACAAGGCCCGGAGTCAATGTACCAGTTGATTCTTCTGTTTGTTTGACGTCAGATCAAATGGATGAGTGGAATGATAAAAGAAAAACAATTTTAACCAATGCCGGGATGAATCCAGATGAAGCAGAAGATTATGTTAATAAACTTAACGATCGCGCTGCTAGCGATTTGCTTGATTTAGCAAATATCCTCGCTAAAGGGCCTGAAAGTGTTATGGGCGATGCGATCAATAATGCTTTTAATCCAAACCCAAATGACAAAGGTAGACTAAATGATCCATTCTGTCCTCCAACAAACGCTTCTTCAATTGTGGCTTTGGACACAGAGGAATCTTTACAAGAGGCAGCAGAACTTGCCGAGGGCACATTTAGATCTTTGGCATTTGCATTTACCAATGATATGATTGGGAAGAGAGACTCTTTCTTGGATAATGTCCTTGCCGATACGTGCAACCTTCCTCTGAAGAGACATGAGCAAAGATCAAATAACTTTGTTTTCCAAATCGACTGGGCCAACTCACAAGAAGACTGGGATGCAAAAAAAGAAAGATTCTCAACAACCAAACTTGGTGAAATATATTTCGGTGCCCTTTCAAGCGAAGAACCCATAGGTGTATTTCCAGAGACTGTTGGCATTCTAACAAAAGAAAAGTTGGATGCAAATGATTTTGCGATTGATTTTAAAACAACAGAGAAAGTTCGTCCTCAAACGAAAACAAAAATAATAGAGAAAGTGGGGCCACTGAAAGACGTTAATGTCAAGATCCGCAGAACATATAGAAAAGAGCCAGATCTTATTCTTGATTTCTTCAATGATAAGAATGAGGGCTGCCGATTTGAATACGAATTAATGTTTACAAACTATCAAGAAGGCGAGATCAAATTCAAAAAAGAATTAGGTTATCGAACATTCATCTATTACTATGGAAATGAATATGAAAAATCATTTTTTGGAAAGGAAGACGAAGATAAAGAAATACCATACGATCGACTAGAATACAGAGTTGTTAATACGGTCGGCATCTCGGGCACTGGTTCAGCGCTCGTCGAGCAGCATGGGTCAATTTCTGAAGATGAATTGCAAGAACTTAAAGTCCCATATCAGGGAGTTCTGTTTTCTAATTATATCAGTTCTATCCTTTCTGCATCAGGACACTCCGCCCTCCCAGTTAAACAAATAGCGAAGGACTCATATAAAAATTATATGGAGTATCTCTACAAAGGTGTTCTTAAAGGCCTTAATCAAAAGTTAGATGGAACACAACCGGAAGGCTATGACTTCGGATACGTAGCAAATAATCTGACACCAGATGATGTGTTGTATGTAAACCCTGAAGCGACATCTGACGAGAGCACTTGGGAATATACGTACGATGAAGAAGAAATGGTTCTAGGCAAATCTGCCACAAACAATGAAAGAGTCCACTTCTTGGATCCTGCAATCTACGGCGGTAGTTATAGCAATCCACCATTTTACATCGAGCCACAGAAATTTAAAGGCTGGCTTGGGATTGCGTCAGCGCTTGTTCCGGAGTTTGATGGATGTAAACCTAGACGCACTGATTTTATTGGCTTGAAAGAACTGGCTGACAATGTCACAAAATTGGAACAAGCAATCCCGCCTGATTCAAGATTAAGCGAGGACCCTGACTGTATCAACCATACACCGTTTGATAAAATATCCGATCCGTCAACGCTCGCTTATTTAGATACCACAGTCGCTGCAACAATTAGAATCTATGCATGCGAGGCAATGGTAAAATCAATGCCCGTTCTTTCTCACATGAGATATTCTGAAGACAACTATGACACTGGCTTTGCCTCTGTGATTGTGGAAAAGATGGAACAAGGATTATCTGAAACGGAGGCTCTCATTCCTATATTTGGAGGAAGAGTTCAAAATTATAATTATTGGCTTCTTTTTCTTGAATGTGCTGTTATGGCTCTGGTTCGCAAAATTAGTATGGGCGAAATCGAATCCAATTCAGAAATTGATGATGCAAGGGCAATTATTGATAAAGCACAACGACGTCACTTGTATCCAAACAGGGATGTACTTAGAGTGATTAAAGGTTATGGATCTTCTATTGAAAGAATTAAGACTATCAATCCTGCTAAAATAGACGAAGATTATAAGAATCAGCCAAGAGTTCGACAAGTACTAAAAGGATGTTATATTGCAGGATATCCGGGACTTGCCCAGAAAGGCAGAGTGATCGATCAGACAATTGATTTCGATCCGCTTCTTCTTTCGCTAAACGGCGCTCGATTTGCATCACATATAAATACAATTTATGACGTGAGAAGACAATGTAAGATTCTTTTGAAGTATCTCGTTAGTCATGAAATAAGCCAATTGATGTCAAATCTAAACGAAAGATTCGACGGAAGCCAATATATTTACGATTTTTATCGATATACCTTGGCTTTACCTGATGTTTACGCTAAAACTGGCCTGAAATCAGGTCTCACAGAGACAGAAGCACCCATTACAGATGGTGAAATATCATATGGATCAGTGCCTGACGTTGGCGATGTTAGTTCTGTTGATCTCACAGCGGCCGGTGGCTTTGGTTTTTACATTGAAAAATACGTAAGAACGGTTGAGAAGCCGGAAGAATTTTATTCCGAGAGCCCATTTTGGGCGAATCCTGACTCCGAAGCTGCACAAATTGTCAAGAATATGCCGAATTCTTTGAAGGGTGTGTGCAATATTAAAGAGTTTGGAGAGTATTTCTCTCAAGCAAAGGATCTTTTTGACGAGAATGCCAACATTTCAGACATCTTTGGCGATGCTTCAATAAGCGAAGGCAGCGAAGAGTACTTAGGATCGACCGGATTGAAGTTCGGTGTTCGAATTATAATGGTGCCTGATGCTATTCTCGCCGGAAAGATAAACGAAGGCGAGATCGATTCCAAGTTTGCCCGAGAAGAAAAGTCATATAACCTCCAGTCAATTCCTGTTGCATCGTTCGAACAAGATATTCCAGATATCAAATTCAAAGAATTAAAGTTCAATAATCCAACTTTGGACGAAGATCTTAAATGTTACATTGATAATCTTGTAAAGACCGACGAGTTTGTGTTTTTGATGGACTATGTGTTTGGAATTAAGAAATTACCATCTATTCTGTTGACATATGTGAACGAGGCGTTCATTCAAGCCGTTGGCGCTGATGTTGAGAGAGATGTCGATAATATTATTGACCGCTTTGATGATGCGTGGAAGGGCGAGGTGCTGTCCGATTCCAAGAGGGAGTGCCGTAGATTGTTTGCTGCTTTCTATCGATCCGATGACTTTGAAGTACCCGAAGGCGACGACGGTAGATCATTAGCAGAAATATTCGAAGATATGAAGAAGGGAAGCATTTTTGGAAGGCCAGACCCATCAATGCGTTGGTGGAGAAGACGACGACAGCGTGGAAGACCATACGATAAAGATGGGAACGAATGTGCAGGAGAGTTTGGCGGACTATTTAAGAACTAGAGGGACTTATCATGGCTACAGATCCATTTTGGGATGAATTATCAAAATACGAAGACAGGGTTCAGGGACCTTTATCAAGTTCTCCAACAGATCCTTTGACCGATATTACGGATCCGAAAGAACAAGTGAAGCAGAATTTTAGAATTCTTTTATTGACTGCACCGGGCGAGCGCATCGCACATTCAAATTTTGGCGTAGGGCTAAAGAATTATCTTTTTGAGTTGGCAAACGAGCAAACCTATTCCAAGGTTAGAAACAGAATACAAGAGCAAACCGCACAGTACATGCCATACATTACAATTCAGGACTTACGAGTCGGATTGGCATCGGCAGATTCGCAAGTGATGAGGGTAATAATTAATTATTATATTCCTCGTTTAGACCAGTTAGACCAAATAGATCTTACGTTTCCATTATAATTCCTTGAAGAACTAATTATAAGTTGAGAGGGTCGCTAAATGGCTAAGAAGAAAATTGTACCTATAAAATACACCAGCAGAGATTTTGAATCAATTAAATCAGATCTGGTTGAATATTCAAAAAGATTTTATCCAAACAGAGTAAATGACTTTTCAAAAGCGTCATTTGCTTCGCTGGTGCTTGACAGTGTTGCATATGCTGGCGACATTCTATCGTATTATTTAGACTATCAGGTTAACGAATCATTCCTCGATACATCAATTGAATTTGACAATATCCGCAAACATGCCAACAGCCTTGGTTATAAATTCGCAGGTATTCAGAATGCATACGGAACTGTTGCGATGTTTGTCTTAGTTCCAGCAAATGCAAACGGTACAGCACCCGATACTTCTTATTATCCAATTGTAAAGAGAGGCACTACCTTTCAAAGCACCGGTGGAGGCTCTTTTATTTTAACTGAAGATGTGAGATTCGATGACCCACAGAACGAAGTTGTTGCTGCTCGGTTTGATCCGTCTGATGGATCAACAACATTCTTTGCTATTCGTGCATACGGTCAAGTTGTATCTGGTCGCTTTGAGACTGTAACTTTTGACCTTACAAGTGAACCATTTGAAAGATTTAAGCGAATAAGAGTCGGAGGCACCAATATATCCGAAATCTTTTCCGTAATTGATGGAAACGGCAACAAATATTACGAAGTTGATTATCTT